TTGGTAACTTTTAAATTCTTGGCACGGCCGACAATGTTGGAAACTTTATAATCATGGTCCACCAACAGCACCGGGTTTTTTCGGTAATTCCTCAAATCCCACGCATCCAAAGGCACTACTTCGCCATAGCGATCCAAAGTTTCGTCCGAAGCGACAATAGTCAAATCGCCGTTGTCAGCTTTTTTGATTTGAAAGGGTAAAAACTTTTTGTCCATATTTTTCCTTTTTACTTAATTTTTTATTTGACTATCGGCACCACGGTGCATCGACAGTTAGGATGCAAAGGCGGAAACTCCACATCCTCGTAATTTAAATCAAATTTAGTCCCGTCATTGCCCTCAACCTTGTCACCCTTATCAAAGAAATTGCCGCCGAGTGAAATAGTTTTGCCGTCCAAAGGCGAGCAGTAAGGGCATAAGCGGTCATCCGGCGTAACCAGCCACTGAAGCCCCTCGACCACGCCCGATTGCTCATAAGCCTCCGTGGCCGCGAAATTAGAAGCCCTGACGACCTCCGAGCGGGCGATGCGCTCCGAGCGGTATTTTTCCATGCCATCGAACACATCCTCTACCCGCTTGCGCAATTGCGGAATACTCTCTCCGGCTTTTACGCCGGCCGCCAGCGATTCACTAAGCAAAGCGTTTGTTTCCTCATTGACCTCAAAGCTGAAAGTAAACGTGCGATTTTCCAAATACCGCCTAACCGCCCGCGTGCCCATGTCGAACGCTGACGCGCCTGCGCCGGTTAACTGCAAAGCCCTGTCACCCTGCTCCTTAACTACCTGCCTCATTCCAGGCGTAAACACCCTGACCATAACCTGCGTTTCTTCCTCCTCATCCAAAAGCCAGTCGTCAATTTCTATTTTTACGCCATCAGCTTTTAAAGATTTTTCCGGCACCCGATTTAAGATTTTCTGCTTTTGCTGATCGGCTATCACTTCCAACCCGACCATAAAAATTTGCTCATAGCTGCTTACTGCTTTTAAATAAATATTTGCGTATTGCTCGAACCGAGCCTTTTCGTTATTTTTCTGCGCTTCCTGACTGCGCTTTTTACTACTGATCATAGTCTTAGCCAAGGCCATACTAAGCTCATCGATCTTGCTTTCAATCCGCTTGACGGCTTGCGTGGCATTTTGCTTGGCCTGATCAATTTTTTTCGCGTGTGCCATATTTCGGACTACCCTTCGGAAACCGCCGGCAGAATTTTCTATAATTTCCTTTATCCGCAATATGGGCTTAACTGAAGATGTGATCCCACGCGTCGGAGCCGCGCCCGGAGGCGTTATGCCGGCCAAATCGATCGGAATTTGAGTATTCGGCAGATACAGAGTATCACCGGCCTCGCCGACCGACGGCAAGTTTTCCTCGCCCCTGACCTCGTTCGGGGTCATCCAACCTTTGCCCAAAGCGGAATCATATTTTTTAACCCGCGCGTCCACGTCCTCGGGCACCGGATCGTCAAAGCTGAAAAACAAATTTTCCGAACCCGCGAACATCGGCAAATAAAATTCATTTAACTGCGAAACAATGCGCTTCATCTTCGGCACCACGGTATACTTCATAAATAAATATTCGCCCATTTTGGCGTTGGCCAAGTTAACATCATCAGAAACCGCCATAATGCTTTTTGGCACGCCGAATATGGAAAAGATTTTGGCCATGTCAAACTTTTGTTGCTCCAAAAAATCCATGTCTTTGGGAGATAAGGACATAGGCTTCCAGTCGAGTCCGGCTTCCAAAATTGCCGTCTTGTGCGCTTTCTCGCGGCCGCGATACAGCTTTTTTATCTGCGCCATTAAATTCTGCCTCTGCTGGCTCGACAATTTTTGATCCGTGGTTAAAATGGAATCCGGCCTGGCCGAATTGTAAAAGAACCTTTTATTGTAATCCTCGGAAAAGTTATCGACGTCCACGGTAGCGGCGGCGGCCATTAGCGTGCCTTTGCCGCGGAAAGGATTTGTCGGATCGGAATATTTAAGAAAAATCAGCTCGCTCGGTTTTATGTCAAGTTTGGTTTCGGCGTCAACTTTATAAATATATTTTTCAATCGGCGATGCGGACTTTTTGTCCTTGCTTTGGACAATGGTCAATTTATCGGGTCGCAAAAGCATGATCGCCTGCGGATCCCCTTTACCGTCTTTGTCGCGCGCCACCATCCAGGGCGCCTCACCCGCAAGCTCCAAATACTGCCCCGTAAGCTGAAAGTGGTCGAACTGCGTGGTAAAATCATTCACCTTTTCCAAAACATTCAAGGCGTCGTGTTCCAAAACTTCCTCAAAATTTTTGCCGTCAGTTTTATACAGGCGTAAGGGTATAGCGGCAACCGCATCCGCGATGCGGGTCACGCAACCGTATACCCAGCCCATTGCGGCTTTCAAATATTCATCAGCGCGCAACTTAGGCGGCACTTCATTGGCATAAACAATTCCCGCTCCCTGAAAACCGGCTGGTTCGTCATCATCCTCATAACTGCCGCCGGTCAAAGCCCTTTCTCTTTGCCTCTCAAGGTCCCGCTTAAATTCCGAACTTAAATCTGTTATTTCTTTTTGTATATCCACAAATTTATTTGTTAATGGTTGCGGGACCGGGACTCGAACCCGGATCTGCGGATTATGAGACCGCAAAGTTGCCGTTACTCCATCCCGCGATAAATAAAAAACCGCCACTTAAGGCGGTTGTAAAGCCGGATACAAAAAAAGCCGCCTTGCGGCGACTCTCGTAGTTCTCCGGAGATGCTGGTTTTTAGAAACCAGCTAAAATATTCAGTTCACACGTTCAGCATTAAAATATCATCGTCGTCCTCATTTGTCAATACTTGCGGCTTCGCCGGCCTGTGGATAATTACTATCCGCAATTTATTAACCTCAGCCTCAATTTTTTGGCTAACGCCGCAATAGGGGCACTTAACCGAAATCCGCGCTCCAGGCGGCAAAAATGCTTCTTTTAAGAGCATTCGCCGGCAGTCCTTATTGGCGCAATTTAAAAAAATCCCTTTCATTCCTCATCATCCTCCAATGTAATAATGGTAATTTCCGGCAATTCCTTAACCCTGCCCGCAGAATTGCATATAGCCAAAGAATCGAGCTTGTCCGGCGACTTAAGCCCGCGCGCCTTCATTTCGTCTTTGCTCTCTACCGCGATTTTGCCTTTGCGGGTAATTTTATATTTTACGCTGCACATCTGGTTAATAAGCTCCTTGTCATCCGGCAAAGAGATCTGCCTGTTCAAAATATCCATGCGCAAATTCCACATGATTTCCGATTTTAAATTTTCAAACTTGTCCGACTCTATGGCCGATGCGCCAAAGTTAAACGGCTCAACCTCCATGCTTTCCGCCTCAAGCCCGTCGGTTACGCCGCCGCCCACGCCGGTGTCATCCACGCCAATCGAGTCAAATCCCCCCCATTCGGTATTTAAAATTTTTGCCCGCCCGATTGTAAAATTCGTGTCGCGCTTGGCATACTCCTCCTGTGGCTGAACCATCTTGCCTTGCATTTTTGTAAACACTGTTTTGTCGCCACCGAAGCGTGCCACGTCAATGCCGAGTTTTTTAAACCCGATGATTTTTCCGTCCTTGTCCTTTTCCACCAAATCCAAACCAATGCACGCCTCGGCGTCCTTAAGCGGAATCAAAGTATCTGTGCCTTCGGCCGGAAATTGCCCCAGCACTTTAGCAAACCAAAGCGGCGACCCCTCGCCCCAATCCTTCCTGCGATCATCAATCCACTCGCGCGTGACCGCCCCGGGCACGATAATCTTATTTTCCTTTACATTCGGGTGGTCAAAGCTCGATATTTCCACCTTCGACCAAAGCGGCGATTTGCACGCTTCGTAAAAATCGCCTGTCGGCGACGTAGGATTGCCGGCGGCCAAGAGTTTGTTGTTTCCGCCCACAATCAAAGACTCGACCGAAACCCAAATCTCATGCTCCACGCCCGGGCCTTCGTCCAAAAGAATAAGCAAATTTTCAGAGTGGAAACCCTGAAACTTTGGCGTGCCATACTCGCGCTCTGCGGCCTTACCACGCGTGCTGAAGCCAACCCCAAACCAATCATCATTTACCTTTAACTCCGTAGTCAATAATTTCCCGCCCAGCGGTATTTTAGATTTTCTATAAGCCGCCCTAATTTCAGACCAAAGCAAAAGCTCGACCTGCGGCCAGGTAGGCGCCGTGGTTATTATCTTCGCCGGCGGAAAGCAATTTAAAAACCACAAAGCGATGCGCGCGAGCAGCCACGTCTTGCCCACGCCGTGGCCGGAAGGCACCACCACCCTGCGGTTTTTTACCAGCTCATCCAAAACTTTCTGCAGCTTATCCCACAAAAAAACATCCGGCCAGGCAGCCTTAAAAAACTCCTCAGGATGCTCCTGATACCGGATCAATAATTTCTCTTGCGGATCCAACTGCTCCATTTGCGTTTTGTTTCTGCTTAATGCTTTCGGCTTGTTTTAACGCCCAATCGGTAAAATTAAATATGCCGACAGTAGCATCCAACTTAATCCGATCCTCGGGCTTGCCCATGGTATATTGCATCTGCGTTTTTATGGCCTCGAGCGAAACCAATCCCTTGCCCTGCTGTGCGTGCATAATCAATCTGCGCACCGAATCCGGTAGCCTTGAAAATAACATATCGTTGGATTCCTCAATCTGCTCCGCTTTCCTGTGTTCCACATAGTCCCGCCAATATTTAAACAGCGCGCCGTTTTTATAAAAGAGCTTTTGCACCACTGAAAGGCTTTTGCCCGTCTGTTTTGCAATTTCTTCGTATTTAAACCCTAAAAACCGCAAAGCAAAGGCATTATAATACCACGTCGGCAAAAGTTTCATTTCCCGGGAACTTTCACTTTCTTTCAGTTCTTCGGCCATGATTTTACCTTCCTTTTTAAAAGATTAATCTCGTGCTTGACCTGATCCGCCTCCCAAAATTTACGCTCCGCTTTTAGCGCTTTCCATTTGGGGTAAAGCTGGCTCAACTCCTGCTGCGGATTTTTATAAAACGTAACCACCTGATCATTCCTAAGCATATCTGTATTTGATAATTAATATTAAATTTATTGCCGTAAAAATCATTGACAATCCCTGCCCCCAAATAATCACGCTGTCGCCGATTTCCAAAGCCCTTACCCATAAGATTGCTATACCGAAATACGTCAACATATAAGTCAAAATTGATATGTCCTTGCTGCTCTTTGTTTTAAAAAGCCGGTAAGTCTGCGGCAAGCTCGATAGTATCAAAAGGGGTCCGGCCAAAAAGTAAATCATAATTTCTTTGCCTCCAAACCAGTTAATTTTTGCCAGCGCGCGATTATAACGTCCACATACCGCGGATCCAACTCCATGACAAACGCCCTGCGCATCATTTGCTGGCAAGCGATTAATGTTGATCCAGATCCGCCGAATAAATCCAATACGATGTCGCCCTGCCTTGAGCTCTTGCGCAACGCCCTCTCCGCCAGCCCGACAGGCTTCTGCGTCGGGTGGACATATTCGGTCGTGGTGTCCCGCTTTTGAAACCAAACCTCGAGCTGATCCTGAAACGACTCAAAATCCAATTCCATCCACGAATCCTTTAAATCCGCGATCTGCTTGTTGGAAAAATGCGTCTTGCCTTTTTTCCACCCGAACAGGCAAGGCTCATAACACCTGTGATAGTCCTGCCCTCGGCTAAGTATCATCGAATTTTTAAGCCAAATGATCATCTGCGAAAAATACCAGTCCGTCTCGGCAAATGCAATTCGGTTCATTAACATATTTTTGCTCGCAAACCACCAGTAAATCGGGCAGGTGTCGGTGGAATTTTCGTAAAGGTTTTTTAAAACCGCTATATAAAATTCCATCGCCTTTTCGTCGCTTAAATTATCGTTAAAGATTTTTCCGTCTGACCCGGCGTATTTTTTTGAATTGTATGACAAACCTACAGGCGACTTGTAATCCACCATATAAGGTGGATCCGTAAAAATCAATTGTGCCAGTCCCCCCCCCATAAGCTTTTTTACATCTTCGGGCTTTGTGCTGTCGCCGCACATCAAACGATGCTCGCAGAGTTCATAAACATCGCCGAGCTGCGCCTGCGGATTTTCTATTTTTTTAGCTTCCTCATCCGCGTCAAACTCATCCTCGCTAGTTTTTAAATCAAAAGCCTTGTCTATTTCAAAGCCGGTGAATCCGACCTCCTTCAGCAAATCCTCATCGAACTCGCCGAGCATTTTAAAATCAAATTCACCCACATTGCGGTTAAGCCTCAAATTGAGTTCTTTTTCTTTTTCAAGATCGGGAATATTAACATAAACAACCGGCACATCCACAAACCCGAGCTGTTTCGCCACGTAAAGCCTAAAATGCCCTCCAATAACGACATTTTCCCGCCCTTGCGCCCTATTTGCGACTATCGGCTCAACCAGCCCGAATTTGCCGATACTTGACTTAAGCTGCTTAATCTGCTCCTCTGACCATTTGCGCGGATTGTATTCCGCCGGCTTTAAATCATCAATTTTGATTTGGTGAATTTCCATCGCTTTGTTTTTCTTGGTTAATATTTAAAGACTCCAAATCCTCGGCAAAAAAATACAGCTTAACCATTGATCCTTTGCTGTCAAAAACGGTAATCGACCGGATGTATCCTTTATCCGATTTCCGCAGCTGCGTGGACAGCTTCCTGATGTGGTGAAATGACACGTCCATCTTTTTTTTGTTTTAATTCCGAAATTAAGTTTTGATATTCCTTTACCGAATCCTTAACGTCAAACTCCCTGCGCACCTGCTCATACCGCAATTTGCCTTCAATGGTCCGGCTCTGCTCACTCACAAAACTCTCAAGCTCGTTTTTTGTTTTCGCCACCGGCATCCCCAAAGCCCAAGCGTTAATGGTTTTGTTGTTTGATTTATACTTCCACCGCCCTGTCGTAAACTGCGGATTGATTATGACATCTGCTTTTAAAATATCCCGATTGTAGGTTTCCGGCGTCCATGGGCAATTGACCAGCCTGATTTTCTTTTCCATCGATGCCGGCAATTTAAACGGCGCTTTCCGCGAAGCAATGACCACCAGCTCCTCAATACCAACCGATGGCAATGCGCCAATCGCGCTCTCCAGCATCGGAAAATTCTCGCTATATCCATACCACGCCGCGATTTTGGCCTCGCCCTTATGCTCCTTTTTTAAATTGCCAAAGGTTTCAATATCCAGCCGATCCGGAATGCACCACACCGGAATATCCAAACCCAAAGCTGAAACTAACCTAAGCATGTATTTAGCCAAAGGCATTGTCGAAGTCGTCACCGCATTGCACTGCTCCAGACACTGCGAAATCCTATAACCCCAGTGCAAAAAATCGGCGTCGCAAATATCCAAAATCTTGATACCCTTAAACTTTTCCATATATTCCAGCCAGTAAACTTTTTGAAAAATAATTATTTCGTATTTCTTGCCCATTACAAAACGCTCCGCCTCCGGCCAATACTTAATCGGCCAATCGGCGCGAATGCGCGATGACCCGATGTTTTCCCTGCGATGAAATTGCTCGAAAGTTAAAATACCTATTGTTTTTTCCATATTTTGAATCCCATCCATCGCGGATCCCTCACCGCGATAGGCTCTAAATTAAATCCCGCTTCAAACAAAGTCTTAAAACTTTCCGGCGTAAACTGGGTTTCGTGGTAAGGGCTCTTTTTCGCCGGATCCACATTTTCATCATTGTCGGTAATTATCACGCCGAATTTTCTAATATTACTCATAATCCTCAGCATGCAAACCGGATCGTCCAAATGCTCAATTGTGTTAAGCGAATAAAGATAATCAAACGGCAAATCGCGCTCCGCAAATTTTTCCGCTTTTTCAATAAAATACTCGGCCGACACATTGTGGTTAAGAGCCATTTTAACGCCGACTTCCGAGCTGTCCACGCCGGCGCATTTAAACCCGAGCTCGTGCAAAAGCGAAAGTGGCAAGCCATCGCCGCACCCCACGTCAACCAAAGTGCCCAGCTCTGCGTTTTTAAAAGGCGCCAAACTATCCTCGACCAAAAAATGATAGTCAGCATGGCCGGCATACCACTGCCAATGGATGTCGCCGTCTTTTTCGTATTTATCATATTCAGCGTGCGGCATTTTATTTTCCTTTCTTAAAATCGTTAATTACAAAATTTACAAAATCAAACCATTCCTTCTGATACCTCTCCCAGCTAAATAACTCCAGCGCCGTCTTTTTGCCTGCCTGCCCAATCGCCATCGCCCTTTCGGGATTTTCCAGCAATTCCTCAATCAGCTTAACCACCGCCTGCGGGTTGCGCGGGACCAAAAAGCCATTTTTACCATCCTCGATAAATGTGTCCGCGTCCTGATGCGGCGTGGTAATTACGCAGCATCCCGAAAGCATAGCCTCCGTCCTCGACCTCGGCATCGGCGACTCGCGCGTTGGATTAAAGTAAATCATGCTCCTGCCCAAAAAATTCCTGTAATCCTCCCAACTGTCGGCCTTGTAATCCACGGTAATGTGGCAATGCTCAATATCATGCTCGGCCAGCCCCTCTTTGACATATTCCAAAAACGTGCGGTCGTAGTAAGCAGGAAACCCCCCGGGCGAAATCATAGTTACCACGCGCGGCTCTTTGGGTAAGTCAAACCATTCTGCCGGATCCATACCATGAATGATAGTGCGCGCCTTGGGGTCATTTTCCCTTTTCCACTGCTTTAATGCCGCGCGCGAAT